AAAGCGCGTTGAAGTCCATGCGCAGCGTATAGACCTTGCCGTCGACCCGCGCCGACGCCTCGCCCAGGAACGTGTTGGCCATCAGGCAGCCGCCAGCAGGGTCGGGGCGCCCGTCGCCTTGATCGTCGCGGTCAGCTGCATCAGCCCGCCCGGCGACAGTTCCGGCGGAGTGTAGGCGGTAAAGAACCCGTCGAACCGCATCCTGACCCCGTTCGGGAACGTGATCTGATACTTGCCCGCGCCGGCGTTGAACGCGGTGAAAAGCGCGTCGCTGGCAGACGGGACATAGTTCAGCGTGATCGACGCTTCGCCGCCATCCTTGAGCCCGGGAATGTATTGCTTCCACTCGTCCGGGCTTTCAAGGTGCGTGTTTTCGACCGCATCGCGGGTCATGCCGGGCGGCGTGATCGCTGCGACCAACGCCAGCTTCACATATGTCCCGGGCGGCGTGCCTTCGATGGCGAACTCAGAATCGTAGCCGATATCGCTCATGATGCTCTCCAGTGTGCGATGAAGTCCATTCTCACCCGGAAGGGCCGGGTTGCCTCGTTGCTGCTGCCCTCGCGCGTGTCGCTGGCAGTGACAAATTCGATCAGGCGGAACGATCCGCCCCGGTAACCTGACAATCTCGTGCGGATCGCGTCTGCCAGATCGCCCGCGATCTTGGCGGTGTCGGCATAGCAGTCGACCTGCACCCGGCGCGCGGAAAGGCCGGCCGGCCCGTCAAGGGTCAGCGTTTCCACATCGCTCACCAGCGTGAGCACGACTCCGGGCAAGGGCTCGCCCTGCGGATGCGCAACCCAGTTGATCCGCGACCCGGCCAGCGCCCAGACGCCGGTTGTCTGCATCAGCAGCGACCGAAGCGCTGCCTTCATTGCGTTCATCTTGCCGCCCTCGCCGCCCTTGCGGCACGACGGGACACGGCCTTGTCGATTTCCGCTGCCAGGATCGGCTTGAGCCGGCCGAGCGACGGGCCGGCTTCGGCGTCAAAGGCCGGGCGCAGGAATGGCTGAGCCGGCATTTCGCCGACATATCGCCCGCTTTCGTGATACCGCGGCCCGGTTCCGAACTCGACAAGGTGCGCGTGCCGACCGCCGTCAAGAAGGTCGGGGCCGAGCACCAGATCGACAACCCGCCCGCCTTGCGTCCGGTAGGCATCGCGCAGCGCAGAGCGGGCAGCCCCCTGATCGCCGGTGGCCCGCATCGTTGCCGCATAAGCCGCCTTGCCGGGATCGGAAACGGTCTGCTTGGCAATCTTCAGGCTTTGGTCCAGATCACCTTCGTCATTCGGGGCCAGCGCCTTTGCCAGCGCAAGCATGGGCGTAGTCGCTTTTCTGAGCGACCTTTCAAGGACCGCATTGCCGATCCGCTTGCCCAGATCGTCGAGCGCGGCCTCGAACTCTTTGAGGCCATCGACCCTGATCCTGAACGCCTGCCCCGCCATCAGTCCGCCCTCGCCGCCGCCGTGATCTCGAAACCG